TTACAAAATACGCGCTTTGCCCAATAACTGCGTTAGTGCTGTCGCTTGTATTACGTAGACGCAGTTGCGCCCTTTGCGTTCTATAAAACGGCGAGTTTGCCCAAACATAATAAGTGCCCGCAGGCAATGTGATTACGCTTGCGGCAATTGAACAACCAGTAATTTCGTTTATTACAGTCGTGTTTAGGGTTCGTTTAACGAATGATCCCGTAGTGTTTGTGCCGCCGTTTGTTCCAGCCGCTTGTGTTTCGTTGAAAATAGCAGTAGGCGCGCCGCCAGCAGCAAACGAAAAGTTGGCATTAAGCGAGGACGCGGTTAGCACCTCGCCAGCGGTGTATGTGGTTAATGGCATATGTGCTCCTTATCCTAAGACATTTTCTTCGTCGAGTGTGCCATACACGGCATCGTCCAAGATCAACTCGAAGACAAGCGTTGTAGGGCTTGTAAAGAGCGTTATTCGGTGGCCGTCGCTAAGGGTGATTTGATGCTGGATGCCTTCAATGGCGAGTTCTTGCGCCAATTGCGTTGTGGTGTTGCCAGTATCAAACGACTTTTCGATGCTTATGGTGTCACCGATTTCAAGGACGGCCACGGTGTCGCGTTGGGCGTCAGTAAGCATTAGAAACGCGGTAGAGACGTTTGTGTATCTTGGCTCAGGTTCGGCTACGAGTAGGTAGTTGGCAAGGTCTAACGCGGCCGTGTCGTTATGAACTAGGGCATCGGAGATCGAGTTCGTTTGGATGAAGTAGGTCGCTTGAGATGCTAGATCTTCCGCAACTTCTGGCGATGTGGCGCCGGCATGAGTTACGGATGCGCGGTTGACAACTTGGTTTGCTTCGAATGAGATGCCGACTTGATCCATTGGAATATTTGTTCCGTCATCGTGGAATGCGGCTACGGGTGCGGAGAGTGTTGTTCCGATTCGGTCTTGGAATGTGAAAGTCCCGTCTCGCGCGACGAAGATTCTGCCTTGGACTGATTCGTTGATTTTGGCCATGTATGCGGCGACAGATGTTCCGTTGGGGACGGTGTAGGCAGAAGCTCCTCCGAGTAGGACGCTTGATGTCTCGATGTTGCGTTCGCCTGGCAATTGGAATGCGTTAACTTCTGGTAGGTCTAAGACGGCTTCTACGCGCACGTTTGCAAGTTCTTCGGAGACGTTGTATTCGTCCATGTATGTCTGCGAGAGGACATAGAAACGGTCGGCGCATTGGACGCTGACTTCGTCTAGGCCGCCAAGGTTGAAGTCGTAGGTGTAGTCAATGATGTAACCGTTGAAGAGTTCTTCGCCTTCGCGCGTGAGGATGACGTTTCGCATTGGTGCTAGTCCGGGCTGTGCGTTTGCTGTGTCAAAGAACGGCGAGTCTTGGTTGAATGGGTTAAAGACTCCGCCGGCATAGCCGTCTAGAAGATTGAAGTTCATTGAGCCGGCAGTAAATTGATCGCCTATGTCGCGGCGTCCACGGAAGACGTTTATGTTTGTGGAGCCCTCGATGACGGATGCGTATTGTGTCGTTCCGTTGAGCACGTATTCGGTGTTATTGAGAACGCCTTTGGTTGTGTCGTCAAGGACAAAAGCGTCAACTAAGAAGCCTGTGTCAATGAGGAGATCATAAGATCCCGATTGAACAATTGTGGCGGCCATTACGCGACTTGGATTTGTGCTGGGCCGTCTACACGGTTCATTGCTTTAATGGCGTTAACGACGGCGCGGCCGATGTCTGCCGACGTCGAGATGCCGCCCGTGATGTTGACGGTGATGTTCTGTCCGCCTTGGTTCTTCATGCGGTCTAATGGGATGACGGCTTCTGGCCCCTTCTCACCCACAATTGCCAAAGTTGGCGCCGTCACGATGCCTCCCGTGGCCATCATGCGGATTCCACGAATGCCACCAGTAGCCGCTTCTTGCGCCTGACCGATACGGCCAAGGGATATCTCATTTAATGTCCCTACGTTGTCTACAAACGGAATGGCGTTGTATGCCTTAATAAGCACATTGATTGCTTTGATCCACATGTTCGCCATGTTTTCAAATGCGCCAATAATAAAGTTGATGACTCCGTTAATGCCATCGCGGAACCATTCAAACTTTTTGTAAGCGGCCACAAGCGCTACAACCATGACGGCGATGCCGGCTGCAATAGCCGAGAACGGGTTGAGCGCCATAGCAAAGTTAACGGCCATGATCGAGACGGCGATTGCGCCGATCGTGCCGGCAATGGCCAAGAAGACTCCGGGGTTTGCTTGTGCCCAGTCTGCAAACTTTTGGATGACTGGTAGGACGGCTTCAAAGGCTGGAAGTAGTGCGGCGCCGACCGATTCTTTAGTTTCGTCTAGCGAGTTTTTAAGGATCTTCATGCGGCCTGCGGCGGTTTCTGCGGCTGCGGCCGTGGCTCCTCCAAAGGTTCCGCCAAGTACATTCATCACGTCGTCGAGCGTGGCGCCGTCTTTGATCATGGCTTTGATCTCTGGTGAGAGTTGGCCAAGGGCTTTAAAGTTGCCTCCGTAGGCTTTGGCAAGTGCATCGGAGACGGTCGCTAGATCCTTGCCAGAGCCTTGTGCGATGTCCTGAGCGAGCGCTAGAGCGGTGTTGGCTGTAGTGATGTCCTTGGTGCCTACAAGAAGCGCCTGGAAGGCTGGACGGAGTTCGGAATCTGCTGTGCCGGACGCCCTCGACATTGCGGCAATGACCTTTTCTTGAGAAGCGACTTGTGCGTCGGTTGCTCCCGTGACGTTCTGCATGACGAGCGCAAGGTTCGCTTGCTCTGCTGCATCCTCCATAGCGGCTTGAGTTGCTCCTACAAGTGCTACGCCTAAGCCGGCAACGGCGGCGGCCGCTGGGAGTGCTGCTTTTTTGATCGCGAAGTTTGCCTTTTCGCCGAAGGTTTCTAGTTGCTTAAATTGGGCGATCGCTTTTTTGGCGCCCTTGGGATCGTATTCGCTGATGATTGGGAGGATGACGGCCATGGGTTTACCTTGCGCTTAGATCGCGGCTCAAAGCTTCTCCGACGCGGTCAACGATTCGCGCCATTTCTACTTCAAGATCGCTCTTGTTTGCTTCGTACTGTTTCCACACTACTCGCGAAGGGTCGCCGTACTTGGCTGTTAGTGCGGCGCCCATTTGATTACTTTTGGAAAAGTCAAAGAAAGCGGCTGCGGCGCCAAGCCATTTAACGGCGAAAGTCGAGAGGTTTACTTTGCCGCCGAAGACTTCTTTGGGCGCTTTGGTGTTGATGTATGCCTTGACGGAATGATCGGTCGGCCACGGAAAGACTTGGTATTGGCCACGGAGATTCCATTGGCGCTGCCATCCTGAGAGCGGATAGTTGAGTGGGATTGCGGATTGGATGTCCGAGACAAGTCCAGCGGTGACGCGCTTGTAGTCCTTGGTGATGTCACGGCGAAGGACTTTGTCAATCTTGTTGAGATCCTTTAGCGCTTGACCAAGGCCGAACACTTCTATCCGTGCTTCAATGCCGCCGGCTGAGTCTCTCATTTGCGTCCTTTTTTGCTTTGGTCATTAAGGACTCTAATGATTGTTTGAAGGTCGCGCGCGTCAAACGAATCCGCATAGAACGTCGGAGCCCATCCCGTCGCGACTACCAGTTCGGCTAATTGCCGGCGGTAGCCGCGTCCGTAGGGTTTGGATCGGTAGCGTCCTCCGCTGCGATCTCGACGTCTGGGTTGTCCTTCAACCATTCGCGCCAAGTTGCTGGAAGTTTCTCGCCCTTGATGACGAGCAACGTGTGTACCCAGCACGCAAGATCGGATGCACCGATTCCGCGACCGTCTGACACTCGGCGATTTTCTAGGCGTTCCCATTCGGCAATAACGAAGAGGTTCGTCGATAATTGTTCTTTGACTTCTCCGCGCGTAAGGCTGAGTTTGATCTTCATGGTTCTCCTTGTGTCGGGCCGAGGACGGCCGTGATTATGGGTTGGTTGTATCGGCTGAGTACACGCCGCCCATCAGCGTTATATCAATCGACTGCAATTCGCCGAGCGAAGCCGAGATAACTGGCAACGACTCTAGGTAGCAATTTGTCAACGTGAAGCCAGGGTTTGTCGCCGAGTCGACTGCCGAAGTTGGCTTGACGATGACCGTTGTCTTGGTGCCGACTAATGGTGCAAGTGTCGCGTAAGTGGCGCTGGTTGCGTATGAAAGAAAAAGAGTCAATGTGCATTCGTTGTCTTCGAGGCCAGCCGTAAAAGTGTTTGCTGTATCGCCAAAAACGGTGTCATTTAGCGCGGTGACAGTACGAGTCAAAGTGGCGCTTGTACACCACCCAGTCAATGCGGTGGATCCCAATGTGACGGTTGGATTGGAGAGGATAGTTGAGGTTGCCATGATTGCTCCTTGAGTTGTGGTTTTAGTTTGACATAGATTCGGGCGCTAGGTGTGGATTACGCCGTTTGGACTTCGGTTGCGACAGTAAGTTCGTATGCCGGCAGAACGGATCCGCCAATGTCGACGTTTGTAGGGCGGCCTGAGATAACGCCAATGTTGAGCGCGTATACCTGAGCCAGCATATTGAGAAGGGACTTCTGGGCGTCTAGGTTGCCAGGGCCCAGCGTCACGATCTGAAGTGTGAAGGTGAGTTTGGCGATGTTGTAGTTGTAGCCGTCAATGGAATCAATGTTGACGAAGACGCATGGCGGAACGATGTTGCGCGGATCGTTGACAACTTGGAGTCCAACGACGGTTTGGAGTTTGGCGACTAGGTCGTCGTAGCCCTCATTGAATAAGTCGGTGTAGGTCGGGACTGGCACTAGGCCACCTGCGGACGGTCGATGCCTAGCAATTGACGGATCATTCCGTTAAGTCCCATTACGGGAGCGGTTCCCATCGACTGGAATGATGCGAAGGAATCCATGGATCCGCGCTGACGGTACAACGCGCCGCCGTACATGATCGTTCCAAGTTTGACATCCTGCGAAGGGACGGTCGTGAGGGAGTCGACATAGCCGGCTTCCATGCGTCGGCGCCAACAGAATTGATTGGTGCTGGCCGCGCAAATGGTGAGGAATGCGGCATCGGCTGAGGTAGCGGTTCCGATTCCTAACCAGTCCTCGATGTCCGTGGCCGTGATCCACGTGCAAGTCGGAGTTGATGTAAGAGTTCCAGACGCAGCGGTTCGCTCAACATCGGCGGCCGTTCTTGCGTAGAGAACTTGATTAGCAATTGGGATGTTGGCGTCGTAGAGAAGATCGCCTTCGGTGTCTACGCCCTCAAACAGATATTGCGGAAGAGCGCGGACGGTGTAGGTTCCGTTAAATGTGGCGTCTACTCCTGCGACCGTTATTGACTGGCCGACCTCCAACTCCGTCGGGGTGAGAAGTTGAAGGACGGCGTAGTCGTCTATGAGGTATTTATTTGTGACGCTGTATGTAGCCATGAGCGGATGCTCCGCTCTCGACTAGGCGATCAAGATCGACTGAACTTGGGTGCTGTCTGCAATAAAGGTTGAAACATAGCCCGCGTACGAGAAGTTGCGACCCAAAGTAGACGGCAACTCCACGCTCATTAGGCCACGGATTTGCTCATAGAACTCGATGGCTTGTGCGCGTGCGACAACCATTGTTGAAGCCGCAAAGTTACGGTCTGCAACAAGAGTCAAACCGAACGGGTTGAACGTGCTCATCTGTGTGATGTTTGCAGTTCCCGCAGCGTTCATTCCGGTTAGTCCGGCGGCGGCTGTGTACGGGAATACAGGTCGCTTGTCCGCGTCCAACTGCTTTCCGAGGTACAGCCATACGTTCGGGTCTACGAAAAGATGGTCTGGCAAGAAGTTGGTTGCAACAAGAATGTTGTATGCCGAAGTGTAAAGCGCGTTAAACAACGAACTTGGATCGGTGGTGTTAACTGTCCATGTTGCTCCCGATGCTGTTGCGCCAGCGGTGATTGCGTCTGCAGCCACGTTGTCGCTGGCCAAGAGATATTCGCCGAGTAAGTCATTGAGGATTATCTGCAAACTGGCTGGGTCTGTGAAGTCGACGTCCTGAATTGAGAGCGTGACTTGTCCTGCCAATGTTGTCTTGCTTACCGAGTTGGAAGCAATAACCATTGTTGTTGCGGATGCTGCGGTGAGTTCGTTTGCTTGTGCAGCGACGCTTGTGTGCGTGGTAATAGTTGGACGAATAAATGTCTTTGATGCTCCGCCGTTTGGCATTGCACGTGCGCCAACTGCCTGAACAACTGGACGGATAAAGTTGAGGTCTTGAAAGACTGGCCCAAGGACTGGTACTGGCAACAGACCCGGAGTGTCCGTAGTGAGTACATCACCTGCGGCGGCTTCAAGTGCGGATTGCTTTGACTTGATGAAGTCTTGAGTTGCGGCTGCAACGTTGCGGAATGTGTCTCCGCCGATGTGCATTGCTGCCATGTATTCGCCTGGGGTTGGAAGATCAAACTTGCGCTTCGGTACTGC